TATCGAGACCGAGTGCGCCAAGGCTGTCTTCGGGGCGCGTGACTGGGTACCGAAGGACGCCCTGGTCTGGCCGTACCAGCGCGGCGATATGGGGAGCGAGGCCGGGATCGGGAACATGCCCATCCTCCACGACGACGCCCTCGAATCCCGGTCCTATTGCAAAGGCAATGGGTCCCAGGAGTGGTGTATCCAGATCCAGACCAGCCGGGACCACGCTACCCCCCGGGATGGCTGGAGGGTGATTGAAGAACCTCGGAAGGGGTTCGTGTACCTGGAGAAGCCCTAGGTGGATGTCGAGCAGCGGCCGACCGAGCCCGGCACCCCTCTTCCTGACGAACTGGGTCGCCGCCGCCGGATCAACCTGCTGCTCGACATCACCCAGATGCTCATTGCGCTGGGGGTGACGGGCGTGACCCTCTATGTCTCCGCCCGGCTGGCCCTCCAGTTCGACACAGCCGGGGCCACCGCTGCCTCCCTACTCCTCTCCAACGCCTTCTTCCTGGTCATCGGCTTCTACTTCGGCCGGAGCAACCCCCGCCCCGGCCAGCGTGCTACTGATGTCCCCAAGAACGGACCTAGCTAGCTTTGCTGGGGTCGAGCTGTACGACATCCGCCCGAGGTCCTTTCGGACCAGATCCGATCATGAACAACACCGGAGTCCCCTCCTGCAACTCATCGAACCCCACCCCCCGGCACGCGCTCTGGTGGAAGAAATACTCGGTCCCGCCCTCCTCCCGAATGAACCCGAACTTCTTGTCCATGAGGATCCGCTTGACAATCCCCGTCCGCATCTCAAAGCCGCCGCTCTTCGCCATCGGTCCTATCCTCCGTACTTCTTCTTCAAGGCCTCGACTACCTCTGACTGGACCAGCCCCTCCCCGAGGGTGACGACACTGAGGACGGGGAGAGCCTCGTACGCATACGCGACCTTCATCTCCTTCCGCCAGTCCCAGTAAATTGTAGACTGAACGGGCCGTCTGTCAAATACCAGGACCGCGCTCGGGAATGGGGCACTCCCCGACAACTCCGGCCCCTGGTAGTTCGGGTCTTTCATGAGCCGCTGGATGGCGACTTTCGGTAACCCGATCTCCTTGGTCAGGCTGTACCACCCGTCCGGCTCTATCGCCCAGTCCTTCATCTCAGTACAGGCCCCCCGCTGCTCTGGGCTCGGGTAGATCTCGTACCGGCACCGTCCCCTCAAGAACCTGGTCTCCCCAGCCGCGATCTGGGCGTAGTGGAAGGAGGTGGTGTCCGTCCTGGCCGCAATCAACGCCACCCCCAACTCGATGTGCTCCTCATCGAGCTGGACCATCATCTTCTCCAGGAACTCGGCCGTCTTCGAGAACGGGGGGTTCATGAACACCCGTCCCCACCAGTCCACCTCCAGGGCATTGATCTCCTGACTGAGATAGTCCTTGCACTTGGCGTTCCGTTCATCCGCACAGGCGTCGAGGGTGAAGCTGAACTCCTGGTGGAGAATGTCGTACAGCTTCTGATCCGTCCCCCAATCGTCCTTCCCCGTCATGAAGTACGGCTTCACTGGTCCCCTTTCCGCCCCATCTGCCGTAGCTGTTCCTGTCTGGTCGCCTCTGACACCCGCTCGTGCTCGACCCACGTGGCCCTTGCCCGGCTCACGATCACCCCGGCCAGCAGCCCGCCCACGAACCACGCCACGGCTTCCCAGGACATATCCCTACTCCTTCTTCCGTTGCGCTGCGCGCAACCGCGCTACTCCTTCTTGTACCGCTTGACCACCCGCAACTGCTCGACTGGGGTCACCTCCGTGGCCGCCTCGATCTGGGCCATGGTCACCCCCGCGCTGAGCAGCTTCTTCTTGTTCAGGGTCGTCCGGTCCTGGTGCACCATCTGCACCACCCACTTCTCCCGCTCCACCGCCACCACCCCTCTCCCCCTCAGCTCCTCCTTGAGCCGGGTACTGACGGTGTCCATCTCCGCCTGCATCGCGTCCCGGACCTCGGCACACCCCTGCCGGTACTCCACGAGGGTATCCAACTCCTCGTCCGGCATCGTCTCGAACAGATCCGGTTCCGGTTCCGGAACCAGCTTCAGACCTTTTCCGGCCAATGCCATGTCCCCACCTTCTTCTTGTTCTCGTCCTGGCTCACGAACTCCCTGAAGTGGATCCCCGTCGGGTTGATCACCATCAGGCTCACCTGCCTTAACGCCTCGGCGTCCTTCCCCTTCCCGACCTCCGTAATCACCGCCGCCCGGTGAGCCCCGGCCTTATACTCTCCTCCAGGTGTCCCGAACGCGACGTAATGCACCATCCGGCACACGCTGGGGGGAGGCCCCACGTCCGCCTGTACCGGCATGGTGATGGTCTCCTCGTCGTCCCCTGTCATCTCAACGGTATCGTCGTCCGCCATTGTCCTCTCCTTCCCTGTCAATCCTTACAGGTCAGCCCAGGTGGTCCCGATACTCCCCTTGCACGTGATCGGCACACTCACCTCGAACGAACTGGCCACGACGCTCTCGATCACGACCTTCAGCATCTCCCCCAGATCCTCATCGAACTCCAGCAGGAGGTCGTCGTGGATGTCCAGGCAGGGCTCCACCCGCCGCCAGGGGTAGCCCTTGACCTTGCTGGGGCCCTCCGCATTGAGGGACTTGATGACCTCGTGCCAGACCCGGTACTCGATCTGCTTCATGTAATATCGGGCCCCGGCCTGCAGCGGATAGGCCTGGGCGTCCCGCTGGGCCCCCTCCCGGATCTGCTTGTTGGGGGAGAGGACCGAAGGCAGGAATCGGATCCGGCCGCCGATGGAGCGGACATAGCCATACCTCCGGGCTTCCGCGTGCTTGGCCTTGATATATGACTCGATGCCCCAGTCCGCAATGACCGCCGCGATCCACTCCTGACAGACCTTGGCCTCGGCCTCCCGCCTGCTGTCGAGAGTCGCGTAGTGCTTGCCATTCAACTCCGGGAACGGATACCCCCGCTTCCGCAGCTGCTCGGCCAAGCCCACCTGGGTAATGCCCATGGGGATACCGAAGTTCACTTCCTTCGCCGCCCGCCGCTGCGCGTCCGCCCACTCGCCCTTCTTGCCGAAGAGCTTGAACCGGGTACGCTCGTGGAGATCTTCCCCGACCTGGAACGCTTTGGTGAGGACCGGGGAGCCAGAATCAAGAGCGAGCACCCGCAATTCGATCTGATTAAGATCCCAGCTACCAAGGCGGCGCCCGGGGGGAGCTTGGACTCCCCCCCGGAACCGTTTACCCAGCTTTGTATGCTTCGGAAATGCGAGCGCATTGGGGTTCTTTGCGGCCAGCCTCCCGGAAACGACACGTGTCGGGAGCAGCTGAAAGACCAAGCGCCATAGCCCCCCTCGCTGTCGGCAATAGGTGGGTAATTTATCAACGAACGTGTGCTTGAGCTTGGCAACTTCCCTCCATTCTGTGATCGCCATCACGAACGGATGGTGATCCTTGAGCGCCTCCATCACCTTGTCGTTGGTGGTATACCGCTTCCCCGACGGGGTCTTCTTGCCACCCGGGATCTTGAGGTGGTCGTACATGATGGCCGCGACCTGATCCGCGCTTCCCGGGTTCAGGTTCGGCCAGTCCCCCTGCAGCAGGATGGTCTGCAGTTCCAGTTCCTCGGCCAGGTAGTGGCTGAACTCCTCGTAATACTGCAGGTTCACGGGGAGCCCGACCTGCTCCATCCGGCTGTAGAGGGGAAGGACTCTTCTGTCCACCTCGTAGATCTCCTCCAGCCCCAGGGCCTGGATCTTGGGCCACAGGATCTTCTTCATGGCGAGGGTGTCGTCGGCGTCCCCGCCCATGTAGGGAACCGAGACCTCCTTGGGGAGGGTGTCGAGCGGGTGGATGACGAGCTTCTTCTTCTTGAGGGGCTTACCAGTCTTGCCCAGGACCTCCTGGTACTCCCCCGCTACGTCCAGGAACTCCGGCTTGACCTGCCCCAGGTGCCGGTGCGCCAGGTCCTTCAGTCCCTGCGGCTCCACCCCCAACAAGTACGCCATCAGCATCGTGTCATCGAACTGGTCCTCCGGGATCTCCATCCCCAGGCTATCACAGACCTTGGTGTCCCACATGTAGTTGTGGAGCACCCAGTGGTGGCCCTCCAGTTCGTAGCCGGTGAAGGGTATGTCCTTGCCCTTCCAGAACACATGGCCGGTCCCCGGAGCCTGACTGATGCTCCAGCCCACTGGGGCCTCGACCGTCCCTTCCGTATCCAGCGCGGCCTCGATGGGCCCAGTCGGCCAGTGCGGGATCGGACAGTCGTCCGAGTAGACGCCCTTCTCCCCGGGCCGCCAGCACCGGCTCCACAGGACGGTCTTCTCCAGCTTCAGATACGTCGCCACCTGGGCGAAGTCGTAGGCCACGTGAGCCGCCAGGGTCGGGTTGTGTAACCCCGCCGCCGGGTGGACCACCGGCACCACGTAGAACTCCAGGGCGTCCACGGAGCATGGGCAGAACGTGTCGGCCGAGTAGTCGTAGTGCCGCCACCGCCTCCCGCACTGAGGGCAATAGACGCACCCGTACAGCAGCCCGTGGCACACCTCCATCCTGACTTTCCCCAGGAACCATTCCGTGGCCCACCGCCCGAGGGCGATCACCAGCCTCGGCTTGATGGCCTGGAGTTCGACGTGCAACTCCCACTCGCTGATCTCCAGGTCCTTCTGCGTCGGCTCCTTCCCCTTCGTCGGAGCCCCGCTGGCCCACTCCTTGAACAGGTTCGTGACATAGATTTCAGATCGGTGCGGGAGGGCGAGGCCATTGAAGAACCGGGAGAACTCCGCTCCAGCCGGAGCCCACTCCACGAAGGGCGTCCCGGTCTCGCTCTCCTTCTTCCCAGGCCCTTCCCCGACCGCCATGACCCCGCCCTCGGCGATGGGACCGACCCCCTTGACTCTCATAATGCCTCAACCATATCACACCTACTTCAACCCGTGCAACACTCTCCAGATCCGGTGAGCCAGCAAACTCCCAATCCCCGGCACCTCCATCAGCTCCTTGGGCCCCGCCTCCAGCAGCGCCGCCATGCTCCCGAACCGGTTCGAGATCTCCCGGGCCTTCTCCCACCCCACCAGCTTCAGTTCCTTGGCCATGAGCCTGACCAGGTGCTGGGGGTTGCTGGGATCCAGGGGGGTAAGGATGGCCGCATCCGCCTGTACGGTCCTGAACCGGAGATGGCTTTTATGCTGGTCCCACTCCTTCTCCGTCCACCACGTGTACAAGGCCTGGATGAACCGGCACGTCTCTGGCTTGTTGGAGGTCCTCCGGAACATCACCCCGCCCTTCATCTCGAACGTGACCCACACCTCCTCCAGGTCCCGGTACATCACACACTTGTTCCCACCGGCCTCCAGTGGCGCCCACACCGTCTTCCCCTTCTCCTTCTTGGGGACCTCGACAATCCCGTTCTGGATATTAGCCCGCCAGATCCCCTCGATGACGACGTACACCACCTGGTAGCACGCTAACATCCCCGGCAACTGATGCCCGGCAAACCTCCCATTGTAGAAGGAATCAATCCAGTCCTTGAGCGCCTTCCTCTCGACTCCCACCGGGACTGGCACCCCCTCCTCCCCGTTCCCCAGGAACGCGAAGTCCCCGAACCCCAGGGGCTCTACCTCCACGGGTAGCTTGAGGATGGCCATGAACTTGGCCAGCTCCCCCGACCCCATCCTCGGATCGATCGTTAGCATCTACGGAACCCTCTGGGTATAGATCCGCTCCAGCACTTCCCCCTGCTTGGCACTCAACTCCTTCCCCGCCTTCACCTGCCCCCCCACGCTCTCGATGAAGTCCTCCTCCCACGCCGTGAGGTTGATCCCGTGGATCTCGATCTCGCTCAGCCAGTCCTTGTACATCTCCTGGAAATCCGCATCCGGCTTCATCGTCCCCGGCTTCGGCATCAGTCCCATGGTCCTAGCTCCTTAGCTCCAATCCTCCAGTGTGGTATTGGGATACACGTGCACCCCCAAGAACGGGAACGTCGCCATCGGCCCCGCCAGGTCCAGCCCCGCAATCGCCGGGTTCTGCCTACAGTCCTTCACCGTCACGTGGAACTCCCCGTCGGTGTCCCGCCAGGCCGTGATGTTCACCTGCACTAAGAATCCGGTACCAGCGAACCCAGAACGCTCGTAGTTCCCGGTCTTGCCCCCCTTCCCGGTCATCGGATTGTCCTTCCACTCGGCCTTGAGCTTGTGCAAGATCAAGAGGTTCCCGGGGGTGTCGTAGACCTCCTTGATCAACTGGCTGTACTCCTGGTTCAGGGCCGTGTAGTGGTGCGGCATCACCTGGGTCAACTTCCCCACCCTGGCCAACCTCAGGAACTCCCACAACTCACTCCCCGTATCCCAGATCCCTGACCGGATCTTCTTGGTCTTCAGCCCAGGGATGAGCACGTCCCGGTAGTCTGTGAGGAACTGTGTCCACTGCGGCTCTGCCTTCGTCACGATATCCTGCGGGGTGTCCGTCTTCTGGATGGTGAACCCGTACTCGGCGACGTGCACCTCCTTCTCCGTCTGGAACTTCTCGACCACCCCCTCCAGCCCGATGTCTGTCCCCTGGTAGGCAATCGGTCCCGGAGCGGTCAGCGCAAAGTGACTCTTCCCCTGCTTCTCCAGCCCGTCAACCGCCACGATCAGCCTCGGCTGCGGGGCCTCGTTGGCGAGCTTGAAGCTCCCTCCGATGCTGGCCTTGAGCCCGGGCTTCATGGCCTGTGCCTGAGCCTCCCCCATCAAGACCCCAGCCGCCATCGCCTTGTGGGCCTGGATCTCCGCCTCCTCCATCATCACCCACTGTCCGTCTGGTCCCTTCCACGGCTTCTTCATCGTCCTAGGCCACTCCCTTCCACTTCCACCGTGCCCTCGCCCCCGCCTCCGCCTGCTCCCGCGCCTCCTTCTGACTCCACCTCGCTCCCTTCCCGCTCTTCTGGCTCTTCTTCCCCCCTCGTCTCGCTATCTCCCGCAACCGCTCCGGGTCGTGGATCTTCATCCAGGCAAACCCCCTGGGTTTCATCTACAGCCACCCCCTCCACTTCGCGTGATTGACCAGCATCGCCCAGTTCTCGACCTTCTCCTGCTCCGTGAACTCCAGCATGTACGCCTTCAGCACCGGGGTCGGGACCCCCCAGGGGTAATCCCCGTTCACATACAGCACCCAGCACTCGAACAGGTTCATCTCCAGCACGTACGCATACGCCAGCATCTGCACCACCCACACCCAGTACACGTCATGGTCCGGGAACCCCTTCTTCATGCTGTACCAGGTCATCTTGAACTCCCTCCCCCGCCACGGATCCATGACCACGTGGTCCGGGCTGCACCAGATTCCGTCCTTCTGTACCGGAGGTGGTCTGAAACTCTGGCCAGGCAACAGGTGGTGAATCGCGGTCTCGATCTGCTTCTCGAAGGCTAGGCCGTTGACGATCTTCAGCCAGGGCATCTCCGTCTGCTTCTTGTACCGCTCGTCCACGCCCTGGACGAGATCGGTGATGATCTGGCTCGCGTGGAGGCCCGAGGGCCGGTGCGGGTCGGTGGGGAGCACAATGGCGGGTGGGTCGAAGGCCTCGCACTGCATAGCAATGCCTGAACCTACGCTGCGCTCCGCGCAGCCCGGCATGACTTCGTCATGCCTGAACCTTATACGACAAAAAAAGGGCTGCGTCAACTGGAGAAGGGACGCACTCCACTCGACGCAGCCCTTGGGAGCGCCGCACGCGGGACGGGGATCGGCGCGTGCGGCAGCGGGGAACGATCTAGCTGTAGGACGGCCCTATCCGGCGACCGGTTCCGGCACGGCCTCGGTGGCCTCGTCCGGCGTCATCTCGACCACGTCGCCAGATGCCTCAGGAACCGCCTCAGGAACCGCCTGGACAACGACCTCGGCTGCGGCCTTCTCGGCCATCGCCTTCTTGCCCATGCCCTTCTTGTGGCTCACCTTCGGCTTGTCAGCCGCCGCAGCGACAGGTGCCTCGGTCCCTGCGGCGGCGGCCTTCGCCTCTTCCCTGGCCTTGACGGCCGCGATCTGGGCCTTCGTCGGGGTGAGCGTGCCGTACTTCTGGATCATGGTGGCCTTGCGCCGCTCTTCCTGCTCGATGGCCGCCAGCTTCGGGTAGGTCTTGTAGAGTTCGGCGATGGCCTGCTTGTACTCCAGGAGCATGGAGAGGGCCCCGCGCGCCGCCAGTTCGTCCTTCGAGATGAGCGTCAAAGCCATAGTCCTCTATCCTTTACAGGGGGAGGCCCAGGGACGGACCCGAACCCCTCCAGCCTGTCGCGCCGACCTTCCCTCCTCCACACCCCTGTGGCGTTCGCCGATGTCCAAATCTGCGCGGGGAAGGCCCCGTCCTCGGTTCGAGAAGAGTATGGCAGGAAGGGGGAGGGGATGTCAAGAGCCGGGTGGGAGGAGATCAGGAGGTTTGAGGCCGGTCCCGCCGTCGAGCCTCGCGCCAAGGAACGGAGGCTAGGGTGGGGGTGCCTCATCAGCCGCCAACACCCCGTCACAGACGGGACCAGCTTTCCCTAAACCGGGCCAGGAGATCCGGGGCGAGTGGGAAGGGCGCGATGGTTCCACTCACCGCGCCCGGAACTCCCCGGAACCCCTGACCCATCTTGGACTTACCCCATCGACACGGTCGTGCCGTCGAACGTCCACGGCCCGGCCTTGAGGAAGTCGTCCTTGTACACCATCTGCACCAGCTTGGCCCGATCCGGATCGGCCTGGAGCGCCTTGAACGCCTCCTGCGCGATCTGGGCCTTGGTGATCGTGCCGCCCTTGGCTGCGAGGATACCGAGCATGATCTCGATGCCCTTGGCCTCCAGCGCCTCGCCGTTGCCGCCAACAGCAGCCTGAGCCGCTGCCGCCGCCGCAGGAGCGTGGGCCGTCACCGCTGCCTTCCCCGCCGGAGCCGCAGGCTTGGCCTGCTTCGGAGCCCCCTTCGCCGCCGCCACCGCCTCCTTGGGCGCGTCCCACGGGAGATAGTGGATCTTGCTGACGA